CCGGTTGCCCCTCATCTGGCGCCGCGGCGACCATTTCAGTTCTCCCGATGCGCTGGTCTTTCGCGTCGGGATCGAGGCGCAGCGGGGCCGTTCAGTTCCTTCCCCTGACCGGTCCCGCCGCTGCCTATTCCCATCGACATTGGTCGGCGCCGCCTTCCATCGGCGAAAGCGTAGGGACGCATTCTGATCAATGTCGCTTGGCCGGCGCTCGGCTTGATTCGCTCGTCGAGCGCCGGCCCCTTTCCCTTTTCGATCTTTCCACAACCATGAAAGCTTTTCGCTGATGGCAAGCCTTACGAACGTTTCCGTTTCCACTGCCGGCGCCGCCGCTGCGCCCGTTCCCGCGCCGGCCGCCGCCGCCCCCGTCATTGCCGCCGCTCCGGTTGCCCCGCCCGCCGGGAACGGCGTCACCTTGGTCGATAACCGCAACGCGATCATCGTCGACTCGCGCGGGCGATCGATCAAGATCAAGAAGCTGTCGGCGTTCGATCGCATGCGTCTGTTTAAGGCAGTCGGTGCCGAGGACTCGGAAAATCGGCTTTTCATGAGCTACGCGAACGCCGCCGCCGCCGTCACGGAACTTGAGGGCTTGCCCGTCGCGTTTCCCATGAATCAGATTCAACTTTCGGCGCTTGTCCAGCGCCTCGACGAAGATGGGCTAGAAGCCGTCGTGAAGGGCCTTGTCGCCCTCAATCCCGAACGCGAGGACGTGGCGACCGCCGCCCAAAATTTGTAACCCGCACGCCCCTTCGCGACATCGCTTGGCTTGTGCGCAATGGACTCAGCCTAACCGATGTCGAGCGCTTCGACGAAGCCGAAATCCTCGCCTGGGGTGTTGCCTTCGGCGAGGCCCGCGGGGGCGAGTGGGATTGGAACGAATTGAAGTGGCGCGAGCCCGACAAATGACAACGAAGAATCGAGGCGCGCCATGATGTCATGCGCGGAATTCGCGAAGATGCTTGGCCGCGCCGCCGAGACGGCGGAAGTCGGCCTCGTCGAGCCTACCGAAGTCGTCATGAAGGCGGTCGCGGCAGAGGCGAAGCGCGTCATCGGAACATACGAATATGGCTGGCCGCAACTCGCCGAGGCGACGCAGGATGATCGCGTCGCCCGCGGCTTTCCCGCGAATGAGCCTTTGCTCCGGACCGGCGACATGCGCGCCAGCATCGCCACAAAGGCCGAGGCGGTAGCGGGCGGCGTGGAAGGTCTCGTTTATTCCGATCAGAAGGAAGCCCTTTGGGCCGAACTCGGAACGATGGGGCCGGGCCACGGCCAGCCGCCGCGATCGTTCCTGTTCAAATCCCTTTGGCTGGCGACTCCCGTCATCGCCAAGACCTTCGGCAAGTTCGCCGAGAGACTCTTACAATTTGGAACAAAGTGATGATCGAAGCCGGCGCCGTGGGCGCACGTTTCACGATTCTTGATGATGCAAGCCCAGTCCTAAAGCGACTGATGGACCTGTTCAACTCGTTACAACTCTCAATCGACCGGACGCAAGCCGCCATGAAGCTGCTTGTCATGCCTCCGGGCTTAAACCGTTCGCTCGGCGCTATGGAAAAGCGCTTCATGGCGATTTCCGGTGCGTCGAAGGCTGCTGGCGACGTGGCGTCCGCGAGCTTCGCGAAGATGGACTCGGCGATGGCGGCGACTGCCGCGAACCTCGGAAACGTTTCGCGGGAAATGAAGGCGATTGCCGCCGAGTCGCGGGCGCTCAACGGGCCGCGGAGTTTGAGAACCGGCGCCGGCCCGTCGCATGGGGGCGGCCTCAACTTCGCCGGGGCCGCCGTGGCGCTGCCGGGCGGTCAACGCGCACATATCGGCGGGACGCCCGCGCTCGCGGCGGCCGGCGCTATCGGCTACGGGGCTTACGAAGAAGCGAACATCGAAGACTTCGTGAACAAAATCTTCCTGTCGGGCCAAATCACGACCGGCAACGAGAAATCGAATCCGCTCTTCGGGAAAATCCGCGACTCCATCCTGAAGGCGTACACGATGACCGGGCTGCCCCTCGCGCAGATCGAGGAAGGAATCCTTACCGGCACGCGCGGACTCGCTGGCATAGACCTTGAAAAGCGCCTCGCGCTGATGCCCGGCCTGCTGGCCGCGTCCGCGACTGAGGCGTCTCTGAAGAACGGCACGACAATTCCAGAGGCGATGCAGGCGTTCGTTGGCCTTGCGCATATGGAGGGGAAATACAGCCCGGACGAGATTGCGAAACTCGCCGACCATTTCGCCTATCTATCGACGACGACGCCCGTGTCAGTGGAGCAGATCGAGCGTGCGGCGTCCTACGCGATTCCGATGCTGCGGACGGCCGACTTTGACCCGGAGCAATTGCTCCTAATGGTCACCAGCATGCAGCGCGCGGGCATTCAGAACACGAAGTCGGGAACCTGGATTTCGCAACTCGCGATGCAGTCATTCCCTGGCACGTCGCTGATGTCCAAGATGCTCTTCGCGAAGCACGAGGCCGCGCTCAAATCGTTGGGGCTTATCGACGCTCATGACGAGCCGACGTGGTTCACCAACGGCCGCCCCGATCTAGTCAAAATGACGGGCATTGCTGGCGACGCAATCGCCAAGATGGACCCGGCGCATCGGCTTGCGGTCGAAAAAGCCTTGTGGGGCCAGCAAGGGGGAAGGGCTGCGGGATTCTTCGCCGACCCGACCAATCGTGGAATCATGGCGTCGGTTGCAGACGAGGAAAAGGGATTCATCGCGGGCGAGCCGATGTGGAAACAGGCGCTCGAAAACTCGCCGATCGTTCAATTCCGCACTGCGTTCGCCGGGCTCAACGTCGAGTTGATCAATCTCGGGTCGAACGTGCTGCCTTACGTGACGGGCGCTTTGAAAGAGGCCAACCAAACGCTCGGCGGAAAGGGCGAATTAGGCGTTCTCGGCGCCGGCCTCTTGGGTTGGATGTTCAAGGGCGCGCTCTGGAATGGCGCTAAGGCGCTTGGCGGTCGCGCTCTTGGCTTAGGCGGCCCGTGGGGCGTGCTTGCATCGCTTGCGGCGATGGCCGGCCCAGAGGTCTATAACGACATGCTGCGCGACGACGTCGAGCACCCTGGCCGGCGCATGTACATCGACCCCGGAGTCCTTGAGAGGGCGCGCCGCAACGCGATCGACTTCCGCGCCGACCCTGAAGGGGCGCATGGGCGCGTAATGGGTAGCGGAGCCTTCGCGAGGGCCAACGCACCGGCGGTCAACACGCAAGTCAACGTCAAAGTGTTGCTCGACGGCCGCGCCATCGCCGCCGCGGTCGAAAAAGAAATCACGACGACGTTTCGCTCGATCACTTCGTCGAGCGCCTTTGACGGGCAGGCGTCGGAGACGTACCCGGATCACGGCTTCCATTGACCGGAGCCGGCCGCCGGGCGAGGCGGCGCGGGTGATAAATGGTAGCTTGCGGCGGAAGGGGGAATCACGATGAACGAGTCAAATCCAATGGCAATCTCGCCGCTGGCGCAGAGCTTTTGCGACTATGAAACCGGCATGTGCGGCGGCGCCATTAGGGTTGTCGATCGGGCGAACGACGATAACCTTTGCAGGGGAGATCGACAGTCTACGGCCATCCACGAGGCCGGTCACGCAGTCGTGGCGTATGCCCTAGGCTTGGGCTGCTCAAAGATTTCCCTGACGGTAACGACGTTCGATTGCGAAGGAGTCGCGGGTATCGGCTTTAGCGGGCTGCATACGCCTGATCAGAGCAACTGGCGTCGAACCAGGAGGGTGATTTGCCGAGGGCACTTCGATTCGGGCGTCCTTGCCCACGGCGTCACGTTTGCTGCGGGGCCGGCTGCGGCGCGAAATTTCTGCTTGGCGAGAAACCTCCCGACCCTCAATTTTAGCAACTCAAGCGACGACGCCCAAATCAATAAGGCCGCCGGTGAGCTTGAGCGGGTATGGCGAAGTCGCTTTGTCCGTCGAGCCTATCGGCGACTCGTCTGGCGTCTGGCGCAGTTGGCCCTGATGGACGAGAGAGTATGCCGCGCCGTCAGCGAGTTAGGCCGTGCGCTCGACGAAAATCATTGGCCGGAGGAATCGCCAGAGCCGGGAATCAGAACCGGAACCATGCGCGGCGCGATAGCGCGAGAGATCATGGAGCGGGCGGGCATACTTCCGGGAATGCTCAAGATGGACGTGCGCCAGATTTCCGGG